CACGCGCCAAGCGGGAAGGGACTCGCAAGGGCAAACAGTTTGTGGCACAACCTAAGAAGATCGCAAAGAAGACCGCGAAATTTAGGGACTGATCATGGCCGTTGTCGTACCCGATCTGCCTGAACTCTTCGAGGAAGCCTATGAACGGGCTGGCCTCGAAATGCGGTCGGGTTATGACCTCAAGTCTGTGCGGCGCAGTCTCAACCTGCTGACGCTGGAGTGGGCCAACCGTGGCCTGAACCTCTGGACCATTGAGTCTGGCACGCAGGTTCTTACCGCCGGTACGGCCACCTACACGATGCCGACTGGCACGATTGATCTGATCGAGCACCAGCTGCGTACAGGTACTGGAACCGCTCAGGTCGACACGGCTCTGGAGCGCATCTCGGTCTCCACCTACGCCCAGCAGACCAACAAGCAGATCACTGGACGACCGACACAGATTTTTGTGCAGCGTCTGGCTACGAGCACGACGGTCACGCTGTGGCCGCTGCCGGACAATTCCCAGACCTACACGCTGTTCTACTACCGCCTGAAGGGTATCGACGGTCTGGCTTCCGGCATCGGGTCGGATACGACTTCGATTCCGCCGCGCTTCGTGCCTGCTCTGGTTGCTGGCCTTGCCTACTACACGGCGATGAAAAAGCCCGAGGCGATGGACCGCATCATCCCCCTGAAGCAGCTCTACGACGAGCAGTTTGAGATGGCGGCGAGCGAAGACCGTGACCGGTCGTCCGTGATGTTCACGCCTTTCAACACGATGATGCTTGGAGGCTGACGTGCCTGCTTATGCTAGGGGAAAACACGCCTTTGGGATCTGCGACCGCAGCGGGTTCCGCTACAAGCTCTCGGACTTGGTCTGGGAATACCAGAACGGCGTGAAGACGGGCTTCCGCATCGGCAGGGACATTGTCGATCCTGACCAGCCGCAGAACTTTCTTGGTCGGTTGAAAATCAACGACCCGCAGTCTCTGCGCGACCCGCGTCCAGACTATGCTCCGGGCAACGGGCTGTTCGGCTGGAACCCTGTTTGGAACCCAATCCAAGATATGGTAGGGTCTGTAGGCAACGTCACGGTAGTGACAACAGATGGAGTTTGAGATGGCAAAGAAGCCGATGAGTGACGCCCAGAAATACCGCCGCGCCAACGCCCGTGGGGCTGGCCCCGGTGCCGAAGGCCGCGCCAAGATCAAGGCGGCGGAAAAGCTCGACAAGATTCCCGAGAAGGAGCGTGAGCGCCGCAACGTCGGTGAGGGGACCATCCACGGCCTTCGCACTGAAGGGTCGCGCCTGCTGGGCCAAGACTATGGCCGCAGCATCGGCGGGAAAGGTGAGCCGGGATACTACAATAAGGGCGGCAAGCTGAAGATGGTCGAAAAGGGCGGCAAGAAAGTTCCCGCTTTCGCCGCTGACGGCGTCGGCAAGATGGCTATGGGCGGCAAGTGCCGTGGCATGGGCGCTGCCAGCAAGGGCGGCAAGTACGCCAAGAACGGTTAACCATGAACTACACGCAGCTCACAGATGCCCTGAAGGACTATCTGGAGACGACGGAAACCTCTTTCGTCGCCAACATTCCGATGTTTGTTCGGCAGGCCGAGGAACGCATCTATCGCTCGGTGCAGATTCCTGAGCTGCGCAAGAACGCCACTGCGGCAACGACGGCGGGCAACCAATACCTTGCCCGCCCGTCAGACTTTCTTTCCGTGTTCTCCCTCGCTGTTGTCGAGGCGGACGGAGACTACGTCTATCTCTACGACAAGGACGTGAACTTCATCCGCGAGGCTTACCCTCGGAGCTCCACGCAAGGGTTCCCGAAGTACTACGCGCAGTTCGACGGAGATCAGACTGGGGTCACTCAGGGCAACTTCATTCTTGGTCCCACCCCCAATGCCGTGTACACGGTCGAGCTCCACTATTACTACGATCCCCCGTCCATCGTTGACACGGGGACGTCGTGGCTGGGCGATAACGCTGAAAGCGTTCTCCTGTACGGTAGCCTCATCGAGGCTTATACGTACCTCAAGGGGGACGCCGACATGCTGCAGCTCTACACGAACCGGTACAATGAAGCGATGAGGCAACTCTTCGGTATCGACATCCGGTCCAAGCGCGACGACTACAGAGACGGCACGATGTCTGGCATGGCAGGGGCACGCTGATGTTCAAAGCCACCGCAGGGACCATCCCCTTCTCGGTCAACGTCATGACCTCCAGCAACGGCGGGCATTCCCCCGAGGCCGTCGCGGAACTCTGTGTGGACCGCATCGTCCGCATCGCCGACAGCGCCCCGCCCGAACTTGCCATGCAGGCGCGAGCCTTTAGACAGCAGGTGTTGGAGGTCGTGCTTCAGCATGTTAGAATGGCCGTCACCGAAGACCGCGCGACGGTAAGTGCTAAATTGGAGCAGGCCGGACTGACCGACTTGGCTCAGCAGATCAGGAGACTGTGACATGGCCTTCACCGGCAACTTCATGTGCACCAGCTTCAAGGACGAGCTCCTTGAGGGTGTCCACGACTTCCGCGCTTCGCCCAGCGGAGACACGTTCAAGCTGGCGCTTTACACCAACAGCGCCTCGTTCACCGCTGCGACGACCGCCTACACCGCGACCAACGAGGTCGGGGACAGCGGCACTTACAGCGCTGGTGGTGGCACCCTGACGAACGTCAGCCCGAGCACGTCGGGCACGACGGCGTTCACGGATTTCGCGGACCTGTCCTTCACGTCGGCAACGATCACGGCGCGCGGCGCTCTGATCTACAACACGACGCCCGCCCACACCTACACCAACCCGACTGTGGTGGTGCTGGACTTCGGCTCGGACAAGACCTCGACGGCTGGTACGTTCACCATCCAGTTCCCGACTGCGGACGCCTCGAACGCCATAATTCGGATAAGTTAAGCTACTCGGGAGATTGCGGAGTAACGGCTTTCAGAGTATGCTCCCCCAAAAGGGAGAAACTCATGGGCTACAAGCATGGACTTCGCAGTCACCCACTTTACGCAACGTGGTGCAACATGAAGGCTAGGTGCGATAACCCACTTCATCCGCAGTTCAAGGACTACGGTGGACGGGGCATCTCATACGATCCAGCGTGGGCGGATTTTCCGGGGTTTTTGGATTCCGTTGGCGAAAAACCGTATCCGGAGGCCACGTTGGACCGCATCGACAATGACGGGAACTACGAGCCGCAGAATGTAAGGTGGGCGGATCGGGTGACGCAGCGCCGTAACTCTAGGCAGATCACTGAGGTGTCTATCGACGGAGACACCAAGCTGGTAACAGACTGGTGCAAGGTTTACGATATCGCATTCGCGTCGGTTCGTAGACGCATGAAAAAAGGGATGACCATGGAAGAGGCGATCACCACCCCGAAAGCTAAGCGCTTTCGCATCGCTTGAGGTCTGGCTGATATGGTAGTCCTCGTCAACCGCGCGAAGATGACCACGGCCACCACTGGCACGGGGACAATCACGCTTGGCTCTGCGGTCAGCGGGTTCCAGTCCTTTGCGTTTGCTGGTGTCGCCAACGGGGAGACCGTCCGCTACGTCATCGAAGATGGAACTGCTTGGGAGATCGGGACCGGGGTCTACACATCCTCCGGGACCACAATGACCCGTGTGCTGACGTCATCCAGCACGGGGTCTCTGCTGTCACTGAGCGGGTCGGCCATCGTGTTCATCACGCCCGCTGCGGAGGACTTCTTTGAGCAGTGCTGGATTCAGCAGAACTCAGACTATACGCTGACAAGCACAACGTCAGCGCAGAAGCTGTTCGACGCCAGCGCAAACGGTGCCTTGCTTCTGCCCATCGGGACATATCGGTACGAGGCGTTCCTGAACATGGACTTCATGTCTGGGACTTCTGGCAACGCTGCGTTCGGGATACTCGGTGCTGGGACTGCGACTGTCGCATCCTACCTCTCCCAAGCCGTTGGTATTGACGGTGCCGTAGGCACGGCTGCTACGGCATCAACGTCCTACTGGGCGGCGGCGACTTCGAACAACCCAATGGTCACAGCCGCCACCTCCACTACGCTCGGTGTCTCCATCCGGGGTACATTCAGAGTTACGGCTGCTGGGACCATCATCCCGTCTATCTCTCTGAACACCGCCGCTGCGGCCAGAACTCGCATAAACAGCTACTTCAGCACGACCCGTATTAGCACCAGCGCGACTGCTGTCACCTATGGCCCGTGGAGTTAACCATGCTGATCGTGAAGGCAAAGGTTGAGAATGGCGTGGTCACGGAGTCTTTCCTCATCGAGGACACCCCATTCCCGAATGGTGTGTATCGCGCAGACTTGGCAAACTGGCTGACCGCGCCTGTGGAAGTTGGAGTCGGTTGGCTGTATGACGGCGAGACGTTCTACCCTCCACCGGAGGAGTGACTTGAATGCTGGGGTTCTACCCTCTCGGCTCGGCCCCACTTGCTGACGATGAGGGGCCAGCCTCGACTGGCACCGTCGTCACGGTATTCCTGACGTCCGGCTCCTCGTGGACTGTTCCCAATGACTGGAACAGCAGCGCAAACATCATCGAAGTGATCGGCGGTGGTGGCTCTGGCGGGGCCGCACGCAGTACCGCCAGCAGCGCAAAGTCTGGCGGCGGTGGCGGCGGTGGCTACTCCAGAATCTTCAACCTGTCCCTGACTCCGGGCAGTTCTGTAAGCTACTCCATTGGGCAGGGTGGCGCGGGTGTTACGCGCAGCACAACTGGGGGAACTGCGGGCAACGCAGGCGGCGACACCCACTTTGTGAACACCAGCACGGTTCTTGCGAAGGGTGGCGCTGGCGGCGGCGCGACAACAGGCACGCTGACCACTGTAGCCGCCGCCGCTGGTGGTGCTTCTGGGTCTGGTGTTGGCGACGTAAAGTTTTCGGGCGGCTCCGGTGGCGCTGTCACAAGCACTTCTGCGACCATAAGTGCCACTGGCGCAGGCGGCGCTGCGGGGCGCGGCGGCGCTGGACTTAATGGCGGCAGCACAAACGCAACAACCCAGACATCTGGCGGTGCGGGAAACAACGGCCTTGGCGGTGCTGGGGGCGCGGCGTACGGCGACGGCGCAGATGGTCTTGAGTATGGTGGCGGATACGGCTCTGGTGGTGGTAGCGGCGGCGGCGCTCACCTGAACATAACTGTTCCAACTTTCGGGAATTTTGGCGGCGACTACGGCGCTGGTTCGGGTGGCATTTCTGCTGCTGGTGGTGGAACAACCTCTTCGGTCGAGTCCCGTGCTGGCTCCAATGGCCTGATCATCATCACCTACACCTCCACCGGGGGGTCTGTCAGCGTTCCTGTCACGGGCGTTTCGGCCACCGGACAGGTTGGCACGGTCACCGTCGCAACCACCGCTAGCGTCTCCGTGCCTGTCACCGGAGTCTCTGCCACCGGACAGGTTGGAACGGTCAATGCGCTCGTCCCAGAGATTGTCCCTGTCACAGGCGTTTCGGCCACGGGTCAGGTCGGGGCAGCCACCATCACCGGCAGCGCTACCGTCAATCTGACCGGCGTCTCCGCGACCGGCGCTGTCGGGACCGTCACTGTTTCGATCCCCGTCGATGTTCCCGTCACCGGAGTACAGGCTTCCGGCGCAGTTGGTGATGTTACCGTAGCGGGTTCGGCTGTCGCCTTGACCACGGGCGTGTCGGCCTCCGGAGAGACTGGCGATGTGACCGTGACCGGCTCTGCCGCGGTGGATGTCACCGGCTCTACCGCAACTGGATCGGTCGGCTCTGTCACTGTGCTGGTGATCACCACGGTCCCCGTGACTGGGGTCTCTGCTTCTGGTTCCGCCGGACAGGTGACGGTCTCCGCCTCCGCCGTTGTCTCTCTGATCGGCGTCTCGGCACAGGGTCTCGTGTCTCCGGTCATCGTCTGGGGAGCCATAGTCCCCAATCCCGGTTCGACGTGGACGGAGGTCGATCCGGGTGCTATAAATTCTTGGACTGAGGTGGAACCGACCCCGGCAACCACTTGGACCACTATCTCGGCGTGAGGATGACCTATGCCAAGTACCTACACGACGAACCTCGGGATTGAACTCCCGAACGAGGGTGAACTCGACGGCGTCTGGGGTGATGTCGTAAACGAGAACATGGACATCTTGGACCGCGCCATCAACGGCAGCGTCACTCTCACCCTGTCCGGATCTACTTCCACGCTGACCACGTCCGATGGCACTCTCTCTAACGGGCAGTACAAGCTGCTTGTTCTGGGTGGTTCTCCCAGCGGCACCCACACGATCACCCTCTCGCCAAACGACGCGCAGAAGATTTACTTCGTGCGGAACACCACCGCGCAGAGCGTCGTCTTCACCCAAGGCTCTGGCGGGAACGTCACCATCGCTGCGGGCGACAGCGGCGTGATCTATTCAGACGGCGGAGGCGCTTCCGCCGCCATCCAGAACCTGACCGACCACTTCGCCATGAGTTCGGTGAAGATCACTGGCGGTTCGATCACGGGCATTACCGATCTCGCGGTTGCTGACGGTGGTACGGGGGCATCCAACGGTGCTGACGCGCTGATCAACTTCGGACTGACCGCCACGGCAGCTGAGATCAACGTCCTCGACGGCATGACGGCATCCACTGCCGAACTGAATGTCCTCGACGGCATGACGGCATCCACTGCCGAACTGAACATTCTCGACGGTGCCACGCTCACCACGACGGAACTGAACTACGTCGATGGCGTCACGTCCGCGATCCAGACCCAACTGAACGCCAAGCAGGCGTCTGACGCCACGCTGACCGCTCTGGCTGCGTACAACACCAACGGCTTGCTGACCCAGACCGCGTCTGACACCTTCACGGGCCGCACCATCACGGCAGGCACGGCAATTCTTGTCACGAACGGAAACGGAGTTTCCGGAAATCCGACTATCGCCGCTGATCTTGCTTCGCAGGCCGAGGCTGAAGCTGGCACCGACAACACCCACCTGATGACCCCGCTGCGGACGGCGCAGGCCATCACTGCGCTTGGCACGACTGTTCTCCTTGGGACCATCACGACCACCAGCGGGACCACGCAGTCTCTGACTAGCTTGGACCTCACTGGATACAAGTTCCTCCGCTTCACCTTCAACGGAGTGAGCGGGAACAACAGCACTCCGACTCTGTCTTTCTTTGTCGGCGGCATCGCTACGGGGCAGGTCGCAGCATCCCTAACATCCTCTGCCAACAGGTGGTGGGGCTCTGCGCTCGTCGATCTGAACGCGGGGGCCTATGAAGCCACGACTGCGACAGTCGCTTCTAGCGGCTCCTACAGCGCGACCGCCACTTCGTTCGCAGGCTTCACCGACATCACCACGGCCACCACCAGTGTCGGATTCAAGGTTAGTTCTGGGGACTTCGACCTCGGAAACATCCGCGTGTACGGGATCAAGTGACGATGCCGCCTGAGATGATCTGGAACATGATCCTCACCGCAGCACTCGGCTTCTTCGGCTGGGTGATGAAGTCCTATGCCGACGAGCAGAAGCGGATTCAGATTCTACTGAACCGCACCCGCGAGGAACTCGCCAAGGAGTACGTCACCAAGGCAGAGGTGCACACGGACATAAATCGTGTTATGCTCCGTCTTGAGGCGCTCGATGCCAAGATCGACAGGCTCATTGAAAGGGCTGGCGGGAAGTAACGTGGAGGGCATGTCCATGCGTGAGAAGCTGCTTTGGGTCGTCCTCTTGGCCGTCATCGTGGCGGTGTTCTACGTTTCGGGTGACGGCTTCTACCGCTACCCCTGCCAAGACCCGCTGAACTGGTCGGACCCCATGTGCCAGCCGCCGATCTGTAGCGCCAACAAGACCTGCCCGTCCTCGCTGATAGGAGACCTAAATGTCTCGGAATGACCCCTACGTTCTGGAAGCCCGCCTGCGCTACTTCATCGGCGTGGCTCTCACCATCATCCTCGGTGGGACGATCTTCTTCATCCTGTACTCGCTGGTCTTCGTGACGCAGCCGCTGGGTGACACGAGCGAAAACGACCGGAAGTTCTTCGAACTGCTGACCCCGATTGCCTCGTTCATCGTTGGCGGTCTGTCTGGCGTTCTTGCTGCCGGAAACAAGTCTGAGCGTCGTAGCGACGACAAGGAGGGCGGAGAATGATCGGTAAGGTGATCGGCGTTCTGCTGGGGCGGAAGCTGAAAGAGAAGGCCGTGGACGCGGTTCTGGACAAGGTCAATCTGCCTGACCCCGTCGAGGCGGCCATTAAGACGGCGGCGACGGGAAACATCGGCGAACTTCTGGCTGACGCGGCGGACGCCGTCAAAGAGCCTGCGACGAAGAAGAGACCGAAGAAGTGAGGTGGCTTGCCATCCTCCTGCTGTCTGCTGTCCCCGCAGTGGCCGACAGCTACAAGATCAACCGCGTGATCGACGGCGACACGGTAGAGATCGCAGTGGATTTCCTCCCTGCACCGCTTCCGCCGAAGCTGTCGGTTCGCATCCTCGGAATTGACACGCCTGAGAAAGCACCCCGTGCCAAGTGCGAGGCCGAGGCTGAGAAGGCGAAGCTGGCCAAGTGGTTCACCCAGAGAGCCATCGAAGAGGCTGGCCGGATCGACATCAACATCCGGGAGTGGGACAAGTTCGGCGGTCGCGTGCTGGGCCTCGTCTTCATCGACGGGCAGAACCTTGGCGACATGCTGATCGGAGCGGGGCTTGCTCGGCCCTACAAAGGCGAGGCGAAGTCCTCGTGGTGCGAATAGGAGACAGGACATGACCCTGCTTACTGAAGCCCAACTGGCTGCCATGATCCCGACCAACAAGGAGATCGCGGCATGGTGCGTCGAACTGAACAAGGCGCTGCCCAAGTACGACATCGACACCCCGCAGCGCATCGCCGGGTTCATCTCGCAGTGCGCTCATGAGAGCGGCGACTTCACGACCCTGAGCGAGAATCTGAACTACCGCGAAGAAACGCTCCTGCGCGTGTTCCCCCGCTACTTCGCGGCAGGCAAGGCCAACGCTGCCGAGTTCGCGCGGAACCCTGAGAAGCTGGCGAACTACGTCTACATGGACAAGAACCGCAGCGCGTCTGGCGCTCTGGGCAACGTCAAGGACGGTGACGGCTGGCGCTTCCGTGGTCGCGGTCTGAAACAGCTGACTGGGCGCTCGAACTACGAGCGGTTTGCCAAGGACTACGACATGACCGCCGAAGAGGCGGCTGAGTGGCTGGAGACGAAAGAAGGCGCGCTCGCCTCGGCTCTGTGGTTCTGGAACACGAACAAGCTGAACGCCATCGCGGATACTGGGAACGTGGCGGCGCTGACCAAGCGCATCAACGGCGGCGACATCGGCCTTGCCGACCGTCAGGCCCGCTACAGCCGGGCCATGGGTGCGTTGACTGGCGCTGCGCCAACCCCTGCCCCTGTGGGTTCGTCTTCATCCGGCGGCACCCTGCGTCGTGGCTCCAAGGGCGAAGAAGTCATGAAAATGCAGGCCGCTCTTGGCATCGCAGCTGACGGCGACTTCGGCCCCGGCACCGAGACCGCTCTCAAAAAGTGGCAGGCTTCCAACGGCCTGACCGCTGACGGCGTGGCTGGTCCCAAGACATTGGCTAAACTTCTGGGCTGATGTAGTATCTGCGGCAATAGGAGACCGCCATGCCGCTGACCAAGCTCGTCTTCCGCCCGGGGATCAACCGTGAAACCACAGCCTATGCCAACGAAGGCGGCTGGTGGGACTGCAACCTCGTGCGTTTTCGCGCGGGAAAGCCAGAGAGCATTGGCGGCTGGACGCGCTACACCAAGACCGCAACGCTTGGGACGGGCCGGTCGCTTCTGACGTGGACCGCGCTGGACGGGACTATCCTCACGGGGATGGGCACCAATCTGAAATACTACGTCATTCGTGGCGGCCAGCTCTACGATATCACGCCGATTCGGGAGACGACCACTGCGGGGGCAGTCACTTTTGCGGCGACGAACGGGTCGAGAGTCATCACCGTTGCCGACACCGCACACGGCGCTCTGGTCAACGACTTCGTGACCTTCTCGGGAGCGGTCAGCCTTGGCGGGAACGTCACGGCTACGATCCTGAACGCCGAACACCAGATTACCCGCATTGTAAATGCCAACAGCTACGAGATCACGGTTAGCGTGACTGCAAACTCGTCGGACTCTGGCAATGGCGGCACCAACGTCATCGGCGCGTACCAGATCAACACCGGCCTGAACACGTCCGTCTTCGGAACCGGCTGGGGCGCAGGCGCTTGGTCGCGTGGAACTTGGGGTTCGGGAACTACGACGACCGTTCCGGGCGCTCAGCTGCGCATCTGGTCGCAAGACAACTTCGGCGAAGACCTGATCATCTCCGTGCAGGACGGCGGCCTGTATTACTGGGACAAGAGCGGTGGCCTGACGGCCAGAGCCGTCGCACTTTCGTCTTTGGTGGGGGCAATCGACGCACCCACGGTCGCCAAGACTGTCATCGTCTCGGAGCGGGACCGTCACGTCATCGCCTTCGGCTGCGATCCGTGGGCAACCCCCGGCGTGCAGGACCCCCTGACGATCCGGTTCTCTGACCAAGATAACCTGTTGGATTGGGATCTAGCATCCACAATCAACACAGCTGGTGAACTTCGCCTTGGCACGGGTTCCGAGATCATCGGTGCCATCCAGACCAAGCAGCAGATCATCGTCTGGACCGATGTGTCTGTTCACGCGATGCAGTACATCGGCGACCCCTTCACTTTCGGCGTGCAGGAAGTCTCGTCGTCGATCTCGATTGTCAGCCCGAACTCGATGGTTGCCGTTGGCGATGCCGTATTCTGGATGGGAAAGAACGAGTTCTACGTCTACGACGGTGCGGTCAGTCAGATCCCCTGCGATGTCAAAGAGTATATCTTTGACAACCTGAATGAGCAGCAGCAGCTGAAGGTCTACGCCGGGCACTGCAGCTCGTTCGGAGAAGTCTGGTGGTTCTACCCGTCCACCGACTCAAGCGAAAATGACAGCTATGTGGTGTACAACTACGAACAGCGCATCTGGTACTACGGCACCATGCCGAGAACGGCGTGGCTCGACAGGAACGTTCTGTCCTACCCTCTTGCCATCTCCCCCGATGGGTACGTCTACTATCAGGAGAACGGTCTGGACGACGGCAGCGTCAACCCGCCTGTCGCGCTGACCCCCTATATCGAGTCCAGCGTTGGGGATATCGGAGACGGCGATCAGTTCATGTTCGCCACGAGGATAATCCCGGACCTGACGTTCCGCAACTCGACCAACACTTCTGCGACTGTGACCCTGACGCTCAAGGCCCGAAACTTCCCCGGCGGCGCATACTTTGCGACTGACGACGATCAGGTGACAAAAACAGTCTCGCTGACCGTGGAGCAGTTTACGAACGAGATTTTTGTGCGACTGCGCGGGCGCTCCATGTCTCTGCGGATTGAGTCTGCCCAGACTGGTACGGCGTGGCGTCTCGGCGATCCTCGGATCGAAATCAGAACGGATGGGCGCAAGTAATGTCTAGCAATGTCCCGGTCCCATACTTCCCGACTCCCCCTGTGGAGTACAATCGGAACTACATGAACCAGTTGGTCCGTGCCTTTGCCGTGTTCGCGCAGCAGGTCAACAACCCCGGCCCGCTGAGGGCCACGACCCTGACGCTTACAGGCCTTCCAACCTATGCCAATAACGCAGCGGCGGTCGCGGGCGGACTTTCGGTCAATGACGTCTACAAGACGGCGACTGGAGAGCTGCGGATCGTGATATAACCGTGACGCAGATGCAGCTGTAACAGGGTATGTAGCCAAGCGACGCAGCCTTTGCTATGATGCCGCAAACTTACTAGGAGCTCACTATGCTTCCGTTGATCATGGGCTTCCTCGGGTCCGCCTTCGCCCCGGCAATCGCTGGGGCTACCGGCATTGCCGCTCTCGCAAGTCCGCTTCTCGCAGGCTCTGTCGGTGCAGGTCTCGGCTCCACCATAATGACCGGCGACATCAAGGAAGGTCTAAAGACTGGGCTTGGTGCTTACGCTGGCGGCGCTCTTCTCGGGGGCCTTATGGGAGGTGCTGCGCCCGCAGCTGGAGCCGGTGCCGCTGGAGCCGCTGGAGCCGCTGGAGCCGCTGGAGCCGCTGGAGCTGGAGCCGCTGGAGCAGCGAAAGCTGCCGGTGCTTTGGGTGGTGTTCCTAGCGCCGCTCCGATGGGTGGACTCTCCTCACTGTTCTCCGGCCCAGCCCCGGGCTCGACAGCGTCGCTTCTTGGAACTGCGGGTTCCGCAGCGCCCACGGCGCTCCAAAGCGGCCTTAACTTCTTGAAGAGCCCGACCGGCTTCGGCTCCTTGCTGGGTGCAACTTACGCCAGCCCCGAGGCAGTCTTGGGCATGTCAAAACCGAGGGGCGAAGAGCTGAGCCAGTTCGCCATCGACGCTGAGCGGGAGATGCGACCAATTCCCCGTAGGCAGCTTGCCCCTCCCGCAGGATACCGCCCCGGCGTATCGCCCGAGTTTGACTACGGCATCTCTAGGCCGTTCTCTTACAGCGATGTTCTGAACTACCGCGACCGAGGTGTGCTGCCCTATGCCGAGGGAGGCAAAACTGAGATCGAAGAGGACGATGACACGCGGGAGATGGACGACGAGTCCGAGCGCCCTGTGGCTGGCAACGAGAAGACCGAGATTGTCGACGCTGTCATGGCGATTAAAGGGCAGCACCCGCAGCCTGAAATCGCTCTCGGAAAGTTCCTCGCCAAGTATGGGGAGGGTGCGCTTCGCAATCTGGTGGACTCTGTACAGTCTGGCGAGTTTGATGAGACGGTGAGCCGCTTCCAGCGTGGCGAAAAAGGCGCTGTTCGCGGACCGGGCGATGGCAGTGGAGTGGACGACAAAGTCCCTGCCACCATCGAGGGCCAGCAGGACGTGCTTCTGGCAGACGGCGAGTTCGTTCTTCGCAAAGACGCCACGGACGCACTGGAAAAGAAGTTCGGCGGAGGGTTCCTGTCGGCAGTCAATGACGCTGGCAATAAGGCCCCTGAAGTGCTCAAGAAGAAGGCTGCAGCATGACGCCGGAGTTTGACACTGAGGCTTGGCGAGAGCTTCGTGACAAAAAACTGATCGAGTGGACCGGCGACATGGCCGCTCTGTGGTTCATCCGTCAGTTTGGCGACGTCTGCGAAGTGTTCGATGACCTAGTCGACAAGGACAAGCCTGTCACCGATGCCGATCTGGCCCGCACGCTGTTTGCCGTGCTGACGGAGATGCCGCTCAACCCGTTCTTCGAAAAACACAAACACCAGCTCATCCCGATCATTGTGACGGGGATCAACGCGTGGCTCGACGCAAACACTCTCGAAAAGGGGTCTGAGAACGATAGGGTCT